CCAACGGGCCGTACTTCTGGAGAATCCCGGCATCGGCCGGTAGGCCTGGACGGCTGGGCGACAGGTACTGGTTGTACAGATCCGTCGCGCCTTGTGTCATACGGCCAATGAAGCCTGGCTGCGCAGGATTGGCTCCAGGCGGCAACAGCTGACCACTGGTTGAATACGGTGTCGAAGCGGTCGTGCCCATTTCCCCCGCAACCGAAGGAGACGGCGCAGGTCCTGCCATCAATTCGCCCGTCGGAGAATAGACACCAGTGCCCATCTCTCCGGCCATATTGGCTGCCGTACCGAGCTGACCAATTCCTTGTCCTGCTCCAGGAGCCGCGGCCTCTGCCCCCGGCGCAGGTGCCTGCGCTCCAGGCGCGGGCGGCCCCATGGCCTGGATGCCGCCAGCAATCAAACCCGAAGTCGCACCCATCTTCAGTGCTTCAGAGGGCTTCATGCCCATCAAAAGCCCTGCACCAGTACCCAGAACACCTGTCGTCAACCCGGTGCCCAAAGCCGTACCGGCCCCCGGCAGCATACTCCCGACCGACTGCAAGGGGCTCACGCCGCCAATCGTGCCACCGCCACCAACATAGCCAAGAGCGGCCGACACAAGCGCCTGTTTGAGGTTACCTCCGGCTGCAAGCGTTGTCGCGCCACCGGCCAGCGCCGCAGCGCTCGCGGTGCTCGACACAAGGCCAATGCCCGCCGGACCGAGGACCGTGGCCAGCGCCACTGTTCCAATAATCTTGCCGATCGGCGATTGCAAAACCTTCTTGACCGCTTTTCCAACCTTCTTGAAGAACTTTTTGAAGTACTCCGGCAGCCCCGTTTCAGGGTTGATCGTCCCCGAGCCGCCCTGCGCTTTCAGCATCCGCGCCTCATCCGGCGTGATGTGCGCGAGCATCGTGTCACCGTTCCTGCCCCGCGAGGCAAGGTACTGCGCCATGTCGGCCAAGCCACCCTGTGCCATCTGCATGGGCATCGGACCGGGGCCCGCTTCCATAGGAGCCGCGGCTCCTGCTGCCTGGCTCATCTTCAGTTCATTGAGCACCGCGAGCGCCGCGCCAATGAACACGGGATCATATTGATCAGGCATGTCGCCCGGATCCATCATGTCCCGAGCAATCAGGTCCTGGACTACGCGTTCGTAATCGTTGGGATTGCGGGTCAGGTACTCCATGATATCGATCAACTGATCGATCTCACGGGGCGTCAGATCGACATCAGCAAGATCCTCGCGCAGCGAGGCCTTCATCGTTTCCAGCGCTTGCGGATTCGTCATCCCGAGCGCGGTCTTGGCGGCGTCGTATGCGTCAGCACTGGACACGGCCATCGGTTCTTGCTGCGACATGGGGGCTTCCATCGGAAGCGCCATGATTCCTTCGTTTTCCATAGCATTCCTTTCCTTCGTTGGCCAAAAGCCCTCAGTGGGGCTGCGCGTCAGGAAAGGACGCGGATATGGCCAAGATTATGGCCGATTACCTTACGTTCTGTCCATTTCCATGAACGACAACCAAAAGTCCACACTGGCTACGGATGACGTCACTTTGATCACGTCCGTAGCCTCCAGGATACAAGGCACTCCACTGAACACATCCATCGTCTGGTTCGTGGGCAGCGCATAACTGCGCAAGAGGTAATACGGCGTACCTCCGCCCAATGGGTAGACGGCGATTGTCAAAGTTGTCTGATTGGCGTTTTCGTTAGTGACCCGCAAAGACGACAGGACTGACGTGTTTTGCGCTGGAGCGGTGTACAGCGTCGTCTCGGTTGCAGCCGACGGCGTCAGGTACTTACGAAAAAATTTGTTCGCCATATCACATCGCCGATACGAAGTTGATGGTCAGAATGACGGATGGGATAGTGGGTCGGGTTGGACTGGTGTCTGCGGCATAGTGTTCAATGAAGACATCCGTACTACTGGCCCACCATGCGATCTCCAAGTAATTGACGCTTGGATCGGTGACTGTAAAGATGCCCGTAATTGCCGGGACGACGTGCGCCCATGTACTAGAGTCCTTGCGCGCCGCAATATCAAACCGGGTTCGACTATCCGGGAAGTTTACTCCCGTGTCCTTGGCCCAAACCTCAAACTCTTGAGTCGCATTGCTGCGGTTGGATACCTGCAACGTAAACGTTACCAGGTACTGACCTCCACACGGCACATAGATCTTGCTGTTATCAACAACTCGAACGCCGTTGGAAACGGCGACGACATCGTAGGTCAAAAGCTCTTCGGTTGTGGTGCTAGTAAGGTCCTGATCCAGGTTAGAAATCAGCATCGCATGGGGCAGAATAATCCCATTACTGAGCTGAAACCCCCGCACCCCTCCCGCAAATCCGCCCCCAGCTCCAGCTCCCGCAGCCATCCAAGTGCCCGCAGAGGCAAGGTTGTTGTCAGGGGTAGACGTGTAGGAACTGTTGAGCTGAAGAATTACTTGCTCAAGCGACCGTACCAACTGGTTGAACTGTGCAGGATCATAGACCGCCGAAGCATTCGGCAGCCTGACGTTGTTGATCTTGCTCATCTCAAGCCGTCCGACCGGATGTCAACGCGCATCGTGCCAAAACGCCAGTTCCCATCGACCACATTGCTTTGGATACGCAACTGGATTTGTCGACCGCGCGCTCGCGTGTCTACTTTTTCCGTGGTGGGGGTGATGGTGTATGGGTCCAAAGAACTCGGCGTGGCCGTAGCTTGCGGAAAAGCCCGCAACAACAGGTGCACGGTCAAATTGCCTTCTTGATTCTTGAAGTCAGGAATAAACCGCGACATGAACAGCATTTGATCGCCGTCACCGATGTCAAAGTAGCCTGAGGTGATAAACGAATCGATTGCCGCGCCATTTGCATTCTTGCCGTCTTCTTGGTTATAGATCACAGTACGGCCGGGTGTCAGGCCATAAATCGTACTGATCGTGCTGGCCGTGCTGTCCTCATCGTATTCGGAAGCAAGGGGCTTGTTGAAGGACCCCACATCACGCCACGCGGTTCGCGCCATCGTGCCGATCGACCAGACGTTTTCCAGGTAGTTGTAGGTGACGTTGCGGTCAATGTAATCGCTGTCCGCGGAACAGTACCACCACGTCACCTCGTTAAACTGCGTGTTAATGCCGACATGGACCTGCTGCGCCTGCACAAGGTTGATGTCCTTGAACACATAGTCTTGGACCGTGCACGGGAGCTTTTTGACCGTTCCATCAAAGACAAAGAACGCTTCCTTGCCCATCCAATAGGCCACGCCATTTACGTCAGCGGCCGCATGAGGCCCCATGATCCCGCAGTTTGCGCCCAGCTGCTGGAATCCAAAAGTGTACGGCGGTCCAAGATACTGCTGGCCATGCAAGGACAGGTCCGTAAAGATCAGGATCTGACCACGCGATCGAATCGCGCTGATGATCTCGTTACCGTCCGTGAGCCGTTGTCCACCGGCCGTGTTGGTTGCAGTCGGAGTAAAGTCATTGATGTTTTCTTGACTGGAAAACCGCACGAACATTGGATCTTGCGTGGTAGGAGAGCCAATCGTCGTCTCTGTGCCAAAACACACTAAGTGCCGATCCGGCGTGGACACCAATGCAAACTTGCTCTTCGTGGGCGCGTTGGCAATAACCGTTGCGCGTGTGTTCAATGTCGGGACCGGCGGCCACTCGTAGATGCCTCCATTGACATACTGAAGGATCAGATTTTCTCCGTAGGTGTCAAACTGCCAGACTTGAGCAGACAATTGAACACCCGCTACACCAGTCCGGGGCGTGCCCCACGTACCAGTCCCCCAGGTGCCCACACCCCAACCAAAGTCAAAGTAAGCGATTGGCGAGCCGGTGTTGATTTGGTACTCAGCATTCGCGGTGCCTGCGGCAGTAGCCGTGCTACTGGCCTGCATCGGAGCAGTGATTTTGTATTCGTTGGCGTTAACAATCTCAGTTATTTCAAACTGATTGTTCAGCGAAGCGTTTGTGATGCCTCCAGGGTTTCCGGTGACGCTTGAGAATGTTACAAAATCACCTAAGAGCGCTCCGTGGGCTGTATCGTTCACAACAACCGTGGTGCTGCCACTTGTCGTATCAAAGGTAATTGCCCCTCCCGTTACTGTGCGCCGGATTGGAGTGATGTCCGCCCATGTTCCACCATAAAAGGCATAGACCTTTTTGTTGGTGCCCACCGCAGCAAAGGGGCTCCCGTCAAGATCTGTCCACGTAAAGACCTGTGTAGCCATTCCCAGAAGGTCCACCGGGATTGAGCCAAAGTCCGTCCACCCACCAATCTTTTCCGGCAGCCCGTAACGAAACCGAACATAGTCCCCATTCGTCCAGCCGCCTTCAGCACCGTATTCGGTGTTTTGCTTGT